CTCTTCACGCTTTTTGCGTGTTTTACCGTGATCATTTTGAAGAACAATAGAAGACGATTCACGTGTATTTAAACTCTGTTTTTTCTTGGAAATACTATTACGCTCATTCATATCCTTTTCAATATGCTCATAATGTTGTTGAATATAATCAATGATTTTGTGCTCAATAGCCCACTTGAAAAAATTCAATTGACCAATCGTGGTTTCCATATAATTGTTTTCGTCAAAAGGTATTTTTATACGTTCCCATCGACAAAACGGGTCAAATCGTTTCTTGGAATATGCCTTTAATTTCAACTTGTAATCATTATATACCTTAAAACGACGCGTTTTATCACCATCTCCCACAGATATATCATACACCGTATAATATTTTTTGGCATAATTCGTAACAAACCAATCCACAATGCGCAAAGAAATATTGGTTTCTCCACTAATCACATTCATCATGTATTTTAAATGCTCCTTGTTTTTGTAAAATAAATTTAAATTGTCCATCAAAAGTCCATTTTGCGTTTGTTGCTTTAGAGACATGAATATAAATGGTTTATCCAAAGATTGTTTAAATATGTTTGTTATGAATTATTTTAATCTTATAATGATGTTTTAAGAAATAGTACATAAAATATTTTCCGAATGTGATTTATATAACAATAAATCATTGTTTTCACAATCCGGCATGCTGAGCACTGATCTATACTTATAAATGGATTTTTCTTCCACATATTGTGTTCTATCATATTCTGTGTTTGGCCATGTTCTATATTTTTCTTCCAATGTGGAAGACCATGACACTGATTTTTTTAATGGCTTCGTTTGAATGATTGGACTCTGTAATAAAGAATATATCCACGTATCGATTTTTTCTAATAACGTTTCCTCTTTTGTAATACAAACACCTCGTTGTAATAGAACAAATTCTTTCTCTTCGTATTCTTTTTCTTGATAAATAGTTGGAAATGAAAATTCTTGCCACGTCTCTTCATGACAAAAATAGGAAATCATGGAATCACAATCATCTTCGCTAAGAATTGTATGAGGAATAATATAATGAGAAGGTGGATTCTCAATCATATTTACAATTTTCGCTAATTGAATCAAAGACATATTTAAAAATATTTGCGATTCTTTATATATGTTTATAAAATTGAACGCCCATTTTTACTTTTTGAAAGGTAAAAGGTAGTCATTATGAATAAGTGGAAAGAGTTAAATAAAGTAATATCCTTCATTGTATGTGGATACATGAATGGACTAAAAGGGGCGGAAAATGGTATGGTGGAAATGGTATGTAAATACAATCGACTCTTTCCGGAAGACGAAATATTTCATGTGTTGCATCCGAACGATGATACACAATTTCAAATGAAATTGTTTTATAATGAGGATCCCGACAAATGGTATAAAGAAGTACGTTCCAGATTCGCGTGCTTAAAAGATAGAAACCTCACTTATTTTGTGACGAAAATAAATAAATGCAATGGCGTGACAAATTATGATTGGACATGGAATCGTAGTAGCGACGTTATATTTAATATGTTTGTCCAAGATTGGGGCAGCATATTAGAAGAGAAATACAGATTAGGATATGATAACGAAATCAATTCTTTGATTGAAAACTATGCACAATGGAAGAAAGAAATTATTCATAATTTGAATCAAGCGATTCGTGATGTAAGAAGATTGCATTGTTCTTTGTAAATTAATCTAATAACCGTCTTTTTTCATCCAATATTTGTTTATAAGGTTCCAATAATCCGCGCGTACTTTGACGTTTTACCATGGCCTCCAACAATTCCTTTTCCTTTTTATTCAGCTTTTCCAAGACATGTTGATGCGAAAATAGGTGCTGAAAACGCGGTGTTCCCATCATGGCATCGCGAATATTATTTTTCGGCAACACCGTTTTAATGTTTTTGATGGACGAAATATAATTCATTACGTCTAAAGTAGTTGCCGAATGCACCTTTTCTTGAGAAACAGTCGCCAAAATATAAGTCTGATGATTGGGTTCAAATGAGGTTTTGAGGAGTTTGGTCAATTCACTTCGGCGATAAGGTATATGACTATGTCTATTCAATAAAGCACGAATACATTCTTTTAATGCAAACAAACTTTGGTTGATTTCACCATTTTCTTTGTATGCACGACGGTCTTTACAAATTGCGTCATGTGCTTTTTCACAACCGGCTAAATCCAAGATGTTGATCACCTTTCCATCAATAAAAATACTAATCAATAAATGTGATCGTGAAGATGCACTATTTTCACTCGATAATCCCACTTGACGATTATCAGCAATAACAGAAGTAATGTCACGTATATCTTCTGAACCTTTCATTTTTTTCTTTTCTACATTGGGTAATACAAAATCTGCACTGCCATTTGCGCGTTGTGCAATATGCCTTTTTTCTTGGAATAAGTCATAACATTTGTTATTGTAAATTTCAATGGCACTGATTTGAGCAATGTATCCGATTTCTAGAATATCACTCAAAAGTATAGGGAAAAATCCTTCTTCTTTTTTTCCTCCCAATAGCGTATGTGTTTTTCCGGAACCGGTTTGTCCATACACGTAAAACGTAACGTTTTTTCGTTGTTTTATCACATTTTTTAACATGGATACTCCCAAATGGTTATATACATCCATATTCACACATTGATCATCAAATACTCTGTCATATTCATATACATTGGTAATAATATTGGGATTTAAGTACCCTTTTTGTTCCTTGGAAATCTTGATTTCGTTATTTTTACAATTTATACAAGAAGCACTTTGTTTGAAATTGGGTTTGACACGGCAGATTAATTGTATAGAATTCATTGTTTAATTAATGTCAATATAATTGATGTTACAGAAATTATCATTATAATATGCTCTTGCATTATGTATTTTTCTCCAATTTTTTAATGTGTGTTATAACTCACACATTAAATATTAATGATCACTATTATTAGGCAATAGTTAGGGTGCTTAGTTAGAGTAAGCAACACCAGCCATACCACTCATTACGCGAAGCACGTTATAGTTGGTGGCATAGACACGAACCTTGGCAGTGGCGGTACCACCGACAGTGGCGCTGGAAAGGACAAGCTGAAGGGTGGCGTTGTCGATTCTGGAGAAGTTGCAGCTGCCAGAAGGTTGGTGCTCCTCAGGGCGAAGAGCGAAGGAATATACGTTGATACCGGTATCAGGGTTACGGGTGTGGTGTTGGAAAGGTTGGACAACATCGAAGTATGTTCCCTCACGCTCGGAGAAGCGGTCTTGGCCGTTAAGCTGAAGCTTAGCGGTAACAACAGGGTTCTCACCCCAGCAGTGCATGTCAAGAGCGGTCTCGGAAAGCACGAAGGTACCAGCATCAGATACGAAAGAACCAGTGTCAATAGCACCTGTAGGGTCGAATGTGTTGTTAGGTTGGCCAGGTCCCCACTGAACACCAGCATCCTCACTGCCCATAGCACCAGGATCTTGGAAAAGACCAGCGGAGGTGATGAATTGGTCAGCACCAGAGGTTTGGTCAGGACCACCGAAAGCATGGACAGCGTTAGGAAGAGCGTCGATAGCATCGGTATAGTTGAAAGGTTGAGCACCAAGAGTTCTGTAAAGGGTTTGGCCACCCTCCAAAGAAGCACAGTAATCAACGTTAGCATCAGGCTGAACAACCCAGATCAACTCCTTACAAGGGTGGTTGAAATTCAACTTGATCTTGTTGGAAGAGGAACCAACAGACTCGTCACCAGTGAATTGAAGTTGCTCAATTAAGTACTCGTGAGGGTTCTGGGCCATCTTGCGGCGCTCATCGGTGTCAAGGAAGACATAGTCGATGTAAAGGGAAGCAGCAACAAGAGATTGTTGGTAAGCAGCAGAAACAGATTGAGATCCGTTGGTAGCAGCAAGGGTCTTGACAGCCCACAAGCACTCACCAATAGGACGGAAGTCAATGTTGATCTTGACCTCGTGGTATTGAAGAGCAATCAAAGGAAGGGCAAGTCCAGGGTTGCGGCAAAACCAGAAAAGAAGAGGAACGTAAAGGGTGGTCTCAGGAAGAGCGTTGCGAGGAGCGCACACCTGGGTTGGGCCACCAGCAGCAGCACAAGGTCCGCTGATGTTAGCGAAGGAAGGATCAGTGATGTATGTTAGCTGGGTGGTGTTACCAACCATCTGGAAGTATCCACGTTGCTGGTCAGCAGGCATGGTAAGTTGGTTCCAGATGTGCATCCAGTCACCGTATTGACGGTCAATTCTTTGGCCACCAATTTCAACCTCAACCTGAGCGATCAATTGCTCACCAGGGAAGTCTAACCAACGGGCATATACACCGTCAGTGGCAGGGGAACCTTGAGCCAACATAGATTGGTTGATCTCAGGAAGAGTTACTTGAAGGTATGTACGGTAGCAAAGGTCACCGTTTCTGCTGATAGTACAGGTTACGCGACGGCCGAAGTCAGCTTGGCCAGAAAAGGTTTGCTCAATGGATTCCATAGCAAAGTTGGTGTGGCGTCTGTAGGACACCTTCCAGAAAGTGATCTCGGGAGTTCCGGTAAGGAAAACGTCTTGGGCGCCATAGGCGACGAGTTGCATGAGTGCTCCTGCCATTTCTTATAATGTTAGTATAGAAAATAATTTCGGAGAAAATGAATTTAAATTTAAAAAGAAACCCGCGATTTTTTTATAAAGTAATACACAGCAACTTGTGTGCATAAATTATGGTCCAAAACGCCCAAAATGACTGCAATTTACCAAAATTATCGTCCAAAGGCCAGTATGACGAGAAAAAAACAGAAATGCCTAAAGAATCACCACCAATGATTATTTTGGCAAATCCGGATTTTCGAAAAACGGCTAAATAAAATGAATAGCAAATCATGTTTAGAGGATTTCTATAAACATGCTTTTCTTGTGTGATTTTGTTGTTCGCATTATGCATTATGGTTTGGTATCCAAGATAGACATATCTAAATTCGTTTGAACAAATGTTTCCAAATAATTTTCTTGGAACACCTCGCGCTTTCCTTCGTGTTTCTTGGAAAATATATATTCATTGTCTTTCTTTTTAATGGACCATCCCTTTTCCAGGGCATTCAATAAAAATGCCATGATTTGGACTTGCCTTTTGTTTAAAGAAAAATCATTGGGAATTTCCGAGGTGAGTGTTTCTCTTTCTGACATACTTAGTATAAACATAGCATTTTTAAGGATCTTTTCAAACGTAAATTACAATAGTCCATTGTTCCAAATAATTTCGTAATCACGATGAGAGCGCGGTTTTAAGTAATCACTGATGACTCCCATACATTCTGGTAATAAAGACGTTTTTTGTGTGAGTAAATGAAAATACAATAACAGGAGCTCTTTTTGATAAATTGGATATATATTTACATATATACATGAACCTATTGGTTGAATAGCAAACTTACTCGAATTATATTTATCGCGATCGTC